TGAAAGAAAAAAAGCAGTAGATCGTATACAAAATGATCCAAATTGTAGATTCTTAGTAGGTAATCCTACTACTGGTGGTTTTGGTCTTACACTTACAGCATGTAATACTGTGGTTTATTATAGTAATAATTACAATTTAGAGGTGCGTATGCAATCTGAGGACAGAGCACATAGAATGGGTCAGACAGGGACAGTGGTTTATGTTGATATTGTGGCTAAAAATACTCTTGATGAGGCTATATTAAAATCTTTAATAAATAAAGGCCAAATAGCGGCAAAGACTTTGGGTGAAGAAGATCTAAGATCCTGGTTGTTGTAACTTGTTATATTTTTCTAATCTTTCTAAAAACTTATCACCATATTCAATCAATTCAGCCTCTGAGAGCTTAAATTCTTGATATTGTAAGTCTCTGGTACAAATACTGATTACACCCTGCTCTATGGGCCCGTAATTCGTTGTATGGGCTAAATAATAGGCACCTAACTGATGCTTGTAGTCTTCAACATATTCTTCTCTTTTAAGCTTATTTGACTGCTTCCAGTCAACAATACTTGGTTTTCCGTAAGCAACTGCAGTTAAATCACATGTCCCAGCGAACTGGTTTTTATATTCTAGGCTTATTTCATTACCCCATACTTCATTTAATTTAATATTATCCAGTATAGTTTTAGCCATCATTCTTGGCTTTTTGCCCTCATCTTGATCATTATAATAACCTTGACCTGTAAGATAATATTCTAACACTTGGTGCATTTCTGTGCCTATTGTTGAAGCTTGATTCATAATCCTATCTGCCTCCTTTTCTCCGACTCGTCTACGCCAATTATTTAACTGCCTCATATCTTTAGTGGCACTTAATATCGTGGTTACAGAAGGGACTTTGACATTGTCTACAAGATATTTACGCCCAGTTGTATCTGAGAATCTATTGTAATGTTTGTATGGATATTTCTTATTTATAACTAATTTCACCAGACTCTTGTAATTAATACTAATATTATTCCTGCCATACCAGTAATTAATACGCCCGCTGATGTCAACATTATTTTTTCTATTCTTGCAATGTCGCTTTGTAAACTTTTGATGTGTTCTTGTGTTTGCTTTTGCATGATTCGACACAATTTTTCATGCGAATCAATCCTCTGTAATGCGTTTTCTGTTTTAGCCACGATTTCTCCTATCAGCAGCAGCTGCTAATGTTGTATCAAAAGGGAATAGAGCTTTTACCGTTTGTGGATTTACATCTTGTCCTGGCACAGGCAAAGATCCAGGCAATTGATTGTTTTGACTCAACACAGGACTTTCTAATTCTAAATCCTCCATGATTGATTGTTCTTCTTCCGCTTCAACTTCAGCAGTTTCAACTTGATCTGCAACTTCATTTTGTGCTGAACGTTGAAGGAATGTAACTGCATTATTATCAACATCAATATTTCCAGATGGTTCTGCTGATTCGTATGCCATCAATGTTTCATAAGTGTTTTTTGGTAATGTTCTTTGATCATAAGCAGGTTCAGGTATTTTACTATCTAACTGTAAAAGTCTTTCAGTAATTTCTTGTGGTGTAACATTTTTTGGATCTATTCTAGGAACATCACTATCGCTATCATTTAAATAATTCATAACTCTTGCAAAAGCTTCTCTCTTTTGAGTTAAACCTAATCTTCCTACAACGCCAGGAGATTTTAAAATGTTTGCAGCAGTTTGTATATCTCTTCCTTTAAAATATCTTCTACCTATGCCTAACAATCCAGGCACTCCCTGCCCAACTTTTTTGCCCATCAATAAACCAATCTGTTCAGATGGATTTAATGCATCATTCCATGCCCTCATCGCAATAGGATCTGTAAGAATTTGTCCTGCTCTTCTAGCAAGTAACACAAACAAAGCTGGAGCAAATGGATTTATAGCTGCAGATCCACCAAGAACAACAGCTCCTGCAAATGAGTTAAGTCCACCTAATTGTAGTCTTCTTTGCATGAAGGTTGATGTGTCTGCAATAGGTGTATCACTTATCGCTTTCATGTAAGTTATAAATTCTTCAAATGGTTTTGCTGCTTGTGGTCCTCCTAATATTTTAACTAATCTGTCTTTTGCTAAATCATTAGTTGGGTCATCAATACCTAAAGTTCTTAAAAATCTATTGATGTTAAATTGTTGTGTATCTCTTGGACTAAATTTTATTTTTGTTGCATCTAAAATACCGCCTGATGATTTTGCTTTTGACAAACTAAAATCTAATATTTCCTCTCCTTGTCTTGTTGCCACATTTGCCATTCCCTGCATAACATCAACTACGCCATCAGTTCCTGCTTTAACAGTAGAATCTGCTAAGACATCATCCATCATAGTTCTACCGCCTGGTGTTAATGAAGAATCAAAACCTCTATAAAAACTATTAAACATCCATCGTGCCTTAGCAGCATTATACAATGCCTCTCCACCACCTTTAGTAATACCTATTGCTTGACCAGTTTTTCTTGATGTTATAGCGGTTGCACCTAATATTTTTCTTAATTGATCTATAGATTCAGGTGTTCCGTGTGTGAACACATCATTTGTTAGTGCTTTAAAAAAGTTTCCTGTTTTATCTTTTTCTAATCCTCTTATGCCTGCAAGTGCTTTGTTTGTAAATTTTGTATTGTCAAATTGTTTAAACACTTTTGTAATATTTGCTCTTTGATAAAAATCCATAATAGATGAAAAGGTATCGTTTGCATCATATAGTTTATCTCTTAATTTTTTAGCCTCGTTTACTTTTTTAGAAAGTTCTAATTCTGCAGCTTCTTTACCCTGTGTTTTTACTACGCCATCGTATGCCGCTTTTATTCCATCATCTTTTAAAAAATTTTCTTTGGTAATTTTACCACCAAAAGAATTCAAATCATTTTCTAAAGCTTCTCTAATTGTCCACAATTGTGGTCTTATATTTTGATAAGCTGTTTTTTCTATAGCTGCATTTAATTGACCAATCAAACCTTTGTATTCTTTAGGTGTAATAAAATCTCCTATTTGATTAACATATCTGTAAAATAAAGCTAAGGGGTCTGCTGTGCCTGCTAATTTTTGTAATTCATTTAAATCTATTTTACCTAATTTATCTTCTGCATAACCTTTTATACCAGGAAAGGACATGGCTAACTCATCAACCATTTCTTTAGCAAATTTTTTTGTTTTTTCAGTCGGTATCAATCTTGGATTACCTATGACATTTGCTAATGATTCAAAACCTGCATATGATGAATTAATTAAAGCAGAGTTTTGTTTAAAAGCCTCGTCTGCTTGTTTAAATAATACTGATGATAACATTCCTGTTTTAATCAATGGGCCATAGTTTAATACACTTGTATTTAAATATTGTTTACCTGCAGCTTGCTCAGCACCTTGAAGAGCTTCCCTACCTATACCATTTACAAAAGGCATTATACCTAGAACTTTAAAAAACTTATTTGCAAAACCACCTAACAAACCAACTCCTTCTCTTGCTGTCATAACTAATGGAATTGGTAATCCTCCTTTATCTCTAGCAATGTTGACAAGTTGTTTTGCATCTTTCGATTTTGCACCGATTGATAATCTACCTATTTTTCCCAAACTTTTTAATAATAATGGAGTAAGAGTTGCCGCTCCTGCATTCCAAGCTAATGCTGTGAATGTTGCATCTAGTGCATTAGCCGTAATGTCTGTATTAACTTCTCTTGGAGTCATGTTACCTAAATCATCTGCAATAGCGTCCATTACTTGCACACCTGCTGTTTCATTTAACACATCATAAGTGATCGAACCAGCACCTGCACCTGCAGTCCCTCCCAAAACAGAATATACTTCTGCTCTTCCTAAAGGACTTTTCAAAAGTCTTCCAACAGTAGGATCCGCTACTTTAGCTAATAATTGCATCGCACCACCAAATAATTTATATCTGCCCGGTAGCCGTTGTGTAAGATTGTTTGCTGCATTTTTAAAATAATTTGTTCTTGCAAAAAGACCAGTGTTTTTGTCTCCAGGCACTTTAGATTTTGCAGCACTAAATATTTTTTTTCTCATTAAAACATAAGGTGTTATTGATCCTGTTATATCACCACCTAATATAGCTGAGTTTCTACCTTTGATAGCACTGTCCTCTAATTGTAATTGAGTCCCTATTGGATCTTTCTCTGCTGCACTCATTATTGCTACGTCTTTTGCAGCCGAACCTCTTTGTAATTCTAATTGACTTGTTGTTGGTCCTTTGATCAAGCCCCTTCTAATAGCTTCATTGACAACTCTTTTTTGACCTAATGTTAATTTTGAAGGATCAAAAGTTTTATTATCTATTGCATCTTGTATGTCTTTTAAAGTTGCCATTATAAATTACCCATTTGTTTGTTAAACTCATCTAAAAATTCTTTTTCTCCTAAGGCTTCAAACAATGATCCTTCTATATTTTCAATATCAGTGTCAAAACCTTTTAGTTTTCTTAATTGGTTAATCGATGAAGTTAAGCCACCTGCTGCAGTAAATAATCTTTCTTGTCTTCTAATATCTTTTTCTAAATTTTCTGAAATAGCTTTGATTGAAGCTTTTACATCTGCAGAAGATCTTGTTAATGAGAAGATATTTACGATTTCTCTAGCAGCATTAATATCTCTTTGTGTTAATCTGTCTTGATCTTTAAATGTATTTGCTAAAGCGTATACAAGTGTAACTTCTTGTACAGCTAATCTTTCTTGTTCCTCTCTTGTTAAACCAGATAAGAAACCACCTTTGTCACCTTTTTGAATTCTTGCGAGTGCTTTACCATATATTGAATCAAAACTTATTTCTTCTTTAGCTTTTTCTTTAGCTTCTTCACTTAAGTCTGATCTATCTATTGCATCAAATTCATCTTGCATTAATTTTTTGCCTAATTCTTTCATTTGATCTACTGAGGCACCTGATATATCTCTACCTAATAATTCTGCAGCAGCTCCACCTAATCTTCTTACAACAGCATCTACAGTAAGTGCAGCACCGGCTTTAACGTTTCTATCTGGTTGATTTAACGTTTTAAGAACATCTAAAGAAGTTGCATATGCTGTGTATCTGTTTCCAAGTGTATCTGATATGTCAAACAATCTTTCCTGTATGGCTTTCTTAGGTAAGAAGTTTGTAAACGTACCAATTACTTTACCATCTACTGTTAGTGGTTCACTTTGAGAAATAGATGAAAATGTTTCTCTTCCTGTGTTTTCGTCTATTCCCGTAGCAATCTGTATAGTACCATCTTTTAATTGAAAACCATTAACGTTTTGCAGCTCACCATCTGCCCCTGTTATTTGTATTACACCTGAAGTTCTATCTGGATAATCTATTTCCGCTGAAGTATTTAGAGCTTTCATATGTTCAAGAGCAGCACTTAAAGATGCCTCTCTAGCGTTTGCTCTTAGCTCACCTTCTTTTAATTTTATAGTGGCATAGTTATTTACAGCAGGACCTAAGGCTTGACCTAGAACCTCAAGGGCTCCTCCCACACCAGCTTTTCTTGTTGTACCAGTTAATAATCCCGATGCTAAGTTAGCAAGAAATATTAAATTTGCTTGTGAGCCCTCACCAGCTCTTAATTCTTTATAAAATTTTCTTGCAAGTTGTTGAGTTTTGTTAAAATCTGGATCTGAAGATGCGCCACCAAAATTAATATTATTATCACCTTCTCTTGTTTGGTTTTCATCAATTTGTTTTTTATCTTTTGGATCCTCTTCAGGAAGTTTAGTATTTAATTTATTTAATGCTTCACCTATTGCCTCTCCTCTTTCTTGTGCTTCAAGAGGTGTGTCTTCGTAGTTTGTAATACCATCTTGTTGAATAACATTTAAATTGGCAGCTCCACCTTCTTCATTAGCATTCTGTGCTATTTGATCTCCTTCGTCTGCAAGTTTTTTATTATATTCTTCTCCTCTTTCCATAGCTTCTTGTATGGCCTTACCTTCTTTTTCAAAATTAAGTCTCTTCATTCTTTCAATTACAGCATCTCTTCTTGATCTACTTCTTGGTAGTAACCCTGCCGCTTCTTGTGCTGCTATATTTTCTTGAATTTTTTGATTCATCACGTCTAAACGTTTTGGATCTCTTCTTCTTTTTTTGGAACCATCAACAGGTGTGAATAAATTTTTAATACCAGTTTCTAATACACCTTCTTCAAATATTGGATCTCCTCGATCTATCGATAAAGCTGCCTTAGTAGTGCCAGGTGGTTTTTGAGCAACGTAATCTACACCAGCACCTAATGCACTTCTTGCTAAATTAAATCCACCGTAAGCCAAACCCGCAGCTCTGGCATAAGGATTCATGTACAACAAACCAGATATTCCTAGATCTAAACCTGCTTTTATCATACTGTCGTCTTTAAAACCTAATTTAGAAGTAACATTAGATACACCTTGGTAAAGACCTGTACCTCCTAACAATCTTCCTACGCCTCCTCCCATACCAAAAGGGACTTTTACATTTGGTCTAGTAACTTGTCCGACTGAACTTGTTGGAAAATTTTTAATATCTGCAATAGTTTTACCAGCAATGTTTGCAAATCTCTGTAATCTAGGTCTTACCTGTCGCCCAACAAAACCTTGTCTGTTTATTGCAGGTGGTCTAAATTGTGTATTTCTAATGTCCTGTGTTGGTGCACCAACCATTACACCAGTTTGTGCATGGATGGGTTTCAAATGTCCTTTTTTTAATGCCTGGTGTCTAAACATAGGTCTATTTAAAACTTTATTCATTTTTTCTCCTATGCTGTTTGTTTAGATCCTTGATATGCTGCGAAAGCTCCTATTCCTGTGCCAATAGATTGAGCTAATGGACTTGTTGAGGGAGCAGTTCCCATCGTGATACCTGATTGTGTGGTAGGCCCAGCTGCATAAAGGTTTTTCAAAAATTCAGCTCTTTGGTAAGGTTCAAATTGTTGTTGTAATGTTGATTGTCTTTGTGCATCTAAAGCAGTTTGAGCAAGTTGTCTTTGTAATCCTCCTGCACCCATCAATTGATTTATATCAGCCTGCGCCATTTGTTGTTGTTGCATACCTGCACCACCTAAAGCTTGAGCTGCGGATAAATCAGTAGCAATTTCTTGTGCTTGTTGCCTTTGTGCTGCACCAAGTGCTGTACCAAAACCTGCTTGTCTTGATCTACCAACTGCATCTAAAATTCTATTTTGTAATTCTGCTTGCTGCACACCTTCTCTTCCACCACCAAATGCACCAGATCCAACAGCTTGAGCTGCTAATTGATTTTGCATTCCAGCACCTTGTCTTAAAATTTCGTTAGTTACAAAATCTTGGTATGGATTAAAAAATTGTGAAATATTAGGACCTTGACCGGCTGTTTGTTGTGCGCTTAATATAGATCCAATTCCTGCAGTAGTGGTTGGTGCTCCTACACCAGTAGTGCCCGCAGCAGTCAAACCTTGTTGCTCTAGACCTGAAAACGGTGCTACTTTTATATCAGGTAAATTTACGGGATCTTGCGCGACTTGTCTCGCGATGTCCATTAACTCTATTTTACGCTCTTCAATACCAGGTGCTTCCCTAACTATTGATGTTTGTGTCGATGGTGTGCTCGGTGCAGAACCTCTTCCTCCTCCAAAAAAACTCATATTATAACCATTTCTCTAATTGAACATGTTTCTTTTTCCAACCCCATTGTTTTGATACTCTTTCCCAACCGGGTCTTGCCATTATACTTAATCTTTTACATGTGTTGTGTTTAGCAAATTCTGTTATTTGGTTTACAAGTTGTGTCTCCCAAAACTCTCTTCTCTTTCCTGTACAGATAACTATTTCGTATTGTCTGTAATTTGGTAATTCTGCAATACGTCCAATACAAACTCCAAATACTTTATTCTCTTCCGTTTCATCGGAACCAAACATTATCCAACATTGCATTACATCTTTTTTTAATTCTCTAAAAATAAATTCTGGATCTGCATATTTACCAGAGAAAGCTAAAGCCTCAGCTACCATGAATTCACAAAGTGGCCAAAACCTTTCTATGTCTTTAGGCTCTATTGGTAAAACACTTACAAGAGGTTTAATTTTCTTTTTGTTTACTGTTGCCATTACTTTCCTTTAATAAATCAAATACACGTTTGTATCTTCTTTGTTGTTCATAAAAGTATTGGGCACCTTTTTCTCTCATATCTTTAATGCTATTTGGATTTCCTCCAGCTATGATACCAGCACCTAATACACCATCTGCTCTTGTTACAAACTCTCCGTCTGCTAATTGAGCTAACATCGTATCCTCGTCTTTATCTCCTGTTCCAGATCCGTCTTCTACATAACCACTTGCTCTAACGTAATTGTTAGAATCGTTTTCATCATGTGAAAGTTTTGAAGGTAAATAATTTATACCACCCTCATTAAATTTTTCAATTGATGCAAGTCCACCTGTGTTAAGTCTTTGAACGTTCATTGAATACGCGCCAATCCTTCTATCCTTTAAACCTTGTTCCTCTGGTTTATAAACTGAATCGTATTCTTTTTCTTCTCCGGTCTCCGGGTCAATGTATTTAAAATTACCTCTTTGATTTGCAAGCTCAAGGTAACTCATATTATATCCTGGCATGAAAATATCTGTAGGTCCTTCATTGAAGGCTCCTGATACAAATGCACCACCTGCTGTTGTTAATGCTAATTTAAGTGGATCTATTTCACCTCCAGGACTTTTTCTAAAAAATACATCTAATAAATTTCCTTTTGCTGGAGTTGGGCCACCTAAGTTAATTGTCTGTGCAGCTGCACTCCCTAATCTTTCAGCTTGCAATGGGTTTGTTCCTTGTGTTCTTAAAATGTTACCAGCCGTAGAGCCTGTAACAGCTTGGCCTGGAAACATACCTGCTAATGATGTTCCCGCAGTATAGCCACCAAAACCTCCTAAACCTGCACCTAATAATCTACCAATCCCTGATGCACCACTGTCCTTTGCACTTCTGTATCCCTGATATGCCCCTAGTGCTCCTAATGCATAAGGTATTAAAGCTTGAATGGCCATATAAAATTTTCTCCTTTTAGATCTAAGTTTATAATGATACCATTTTACTTAATCTTTATCAACTCATCAGCAAATTTACCTGTATATTGGTGCTCTCCCACATGAGTGATTTCATCGTTGATATATGCATGACATTTGCCACCTATATCCTTCCAGAGCTTACAAAAACCAAAATCTTCGCCAAGATATGTTTTAGTAATTGGGTCATGTATGGTATCAAAAAAATTGTACATATTTTTCTTAGCGACCAACTTACCGTTAATTACGGTGTTTTGCTTAATATCTTTATGTGGATATTCTTTGATCATTTTTTCAAATACACTTCTTTTAATTAACATTGCTCCTGTTGGGCTGTGTGTTACCTCTATTACACCATCTTTAATTTGTATGTCCTCACGGTCTGGCACTCTCATTGGATAGGTATTACCAGCTTGAGCTAATTGTTCTGACGTTTTTATATTACCCTCTTTAACTTGCTGTAAAGTTTTATCCCACATAAAAGCTTTAAGAGGATAAGGAACAGAAATAACATCCTTATTTGCCTCAATCATTTTAAACACGGTGGATGCGTATAAAAATATATCAGAGTCTATAAATAACAAGTGTGTAGCGTCTGAATCTAAAAAACCTGATACACAAAGGTTTCTGCCCTGAGTGACAAGCGATGATTTTATTAATGAAAATTCTATTGGTACTTCTCTTTTAAAACAATATTTAGTTAAACTAATTAAAGCATTTACGTAATGTAAAGAAACTTCAGAATGACAAGGTGTTCCTATAAATAGATGTATATCACCTTTTTCGTTTGTTGTGTTGTTTACTTCTTTAATAGTTTGGTAAGTGTCCTCATTAGTATATGTTTTATGTTTGACAGAGGGTTCTTTTTTCCAAATTGGTTTTCTTACCTCATCGTGATTATAACCCTGTGGATTGTCGCTCATGTAAAGCTCCTTTCAAAAATGCTTCCCATTCTTTTCCCTTCTTTTGCCATGAATAAAATTTTTTTGCAAATCTTTGTTGTTCTTCTAAATGTTCTTGTACGTAGTCTTCATGTAGATGACTACAAGCCACATCAATAGCGTTTGCAAATCTTTCAGCTAAAGCTGGTAAGTTGTTAGTATAATTTACATAGATAGGCCATTCAGAACAAGTTTCAAATAAAGCTCCAAAGTTTGTTGTTATCATATATAAACCAGAACTCATTGCTTCTAAAGCTCCAATACCAAACGTCTCTTCAAAAACACTAGGATGTGTCCACATTTGATAATCAGTGATTCTTTCTAAAATATATTCATTTGGTTTGTAGCCTATGTAATTTACATTTTTTAATTGTTCTGCTTGATCAAATAGTGGTTGATACAAATGATTACTGCTATCATAAAATTCTTGACCATATATTTTTGTGCTTGAATAAACATCAAGAGTAACGCCTGGAGTTTTGATATATTGCATAGCTCCTAATATCACGCTCAAACCTCTCCAAGGAGTAGAATGATATATTAATTTTATAGGATCACCTTTTTTATAAATTTTTCTTTCAGGAAAATGTATAGACCCATTTTTTATCACCATACTTTTTTCAGTAGGAATCTTAAAGTAATGTCTAAACTTTTCATAATTCCAATGTGAGTTAAATACATACCAGTCATACTCCTTATGTCTTACAGGATTATTAAAAAAGTCGAATAAGTTAGGTTGATCGTATGAATTTTTTTGCCACAATATATTTAATTTATTTGGATCTAAAGGAACTTTGTATGGTATTGAAGTGCAAATCTGAACTTGATCTAACAACTTATTATCACAATGTTTGTACAACATTTCCAGTTGTAGTTCCGTGCCGCCTCTTGGTTGCATTATTTTTTAGTGCTGCCAAACAATGTAAGTTTTGCTACAGTAATTTCTACATGTTGTGAAAAATCATCTGCGGTAGTATCAGTGTTTGGATCGGCTACATCAGCGTCAAATTCAGCTTTGGTTTCATAAACCTTTCCTGTTTTTTTATTTTTAATTACTTCCTTAGCCTCAGCAGGTATTCTTGGTAGTTCATCACTCATAATTATCTTCCTTGTCGATTATATTTCTTATAGTCTCTTTTCTCATTTTTTGAAAGTTTTTTCTTATGTCTTCTAGGCCTTTTTCTAGGCTTTGGCCTTTCAACAAAAGCTTTAAATTTTCTAGCCATTTTGTTGAGACCTATCTAATAAAGCATAGGATATTACCCCTTGTATTTCGTTTGCCGTACCAGCTGTCATTTTAATTATATCACCTGCCTCAAGCACAAGAGTATAATTAATTATGTCTTTTGTTGCAGCTCCTGTAATGGCTTCATTAAATATTCTAAAAGTCGATGATGCTGATGTGTCAGTAAATTGAACATTTAAATTAACACCACTTCCAGACCCATTGTTTATTTGTATTTGTTTTACCAAAACAGTTGCATCTGATGGTGCGGTTAACACACTAACTGTGCCAGTTGTTGTTAAATTAATACCTTGATTTTTATATTGTATGGTCATGATATAAACCAATTAAAACTATCTTGTTCTTCTTTCAAATCAAATTGAAAAGAAAAATTTAATTGATTTTTTAATGTATCAATTGCTTCAATAATTTGTCTTTGGTTAGAAGACTCATATTGTTCTTTTGGTTCAGGAACACTAATATTTATTTTAGCCATTATCTATTTCTATTTCTATCTGGAATATTTTGTCCAGACATTGAACCTCTTGGGCTTTGCCCTTGTTTTGTAGGAGCTGAAAATGTTTGCATAGGGGCAGTATCACGACCACCTCCACCAGATGGTTGTTCCGGCATACCAGCATTTATTTTTCCAGCTTTCATATCTTTTATAGTTTGTTTTTGTTGTTTCGTAGCATTATCTAATCTTATTTGTTGTATAGCTGCATTATCTTTAGCCTGCATTGCAAGTAATTCAGTTAATCTATTTTGTAAGTTAGATGGGTCTTTACCTGCCTTAAGTAATCTAGGGATTCCCTTGTTACGAATGGTGTCTATTCTTTTTTGATATGCTCTATCTAAACCAACATTTGTAGGATCACCAAATTTACCTTTGGTTAACATATTAAGAAGACCACCACTAATAGGGTTATAACCTGCCATAAGATTTGGATCATTAGGATCGCCTTGTGCGATTCGGCCTATGTCATCAAGACCATATAAACCAGAAAAATAATCTCTGGATTGAGTTATAACTGGATCTTCTTTAGGAAGTAAAGCAGAAGCTAAAGCTAAGCTAGGTGGTTTAAAATTTTTAAGTTTATCCATTAATTTATTTTGAATATAACTTTTACTGTTGTTGATTTGAGCGATGCCTGTGGGGACTTGACTAAATCTTTGTGCAAATATATCCATGTTTCTTGGCACTATACCAGCCTCTTGGCTTTGTCGTTCATTAATTAGTCTTGTTAAATCACTAGTGCCTGCAGTAGATATTAAGCCATCTCTGTTCATTACTGGATTATAAATCATTATCTTTGTCCATCAGGTTGTATGTCTGCCCTAAATGTGCCATATCTCCAACTTTCATCAGTAGAAGTGTTAGCAACTTTTAAACTAGCAAATCTAGATCTTGCACGGGTATCAACTTTATCAGTGCTGCTTGTGATTGTAAATGGCCCTAGTGGAGATGAGGTTTCGGTGTCCGTTGGAAAGTCTCTTAGATTTATGGTCACTTGTGCATTTCCAGATATTAATTTAAAATCAGGTACAAATCTTCTAATTGACATAAAAAATTGACCGTTACCTTCAACATCTAAATCAAAAGAACCAGATTCAATAAATGCTACAATCGCTGTTTTATTTCCAGAATGATCTACTTGATTATTACCAATCTCATGAGCATAATAAATTGAGGAACCATTTGAATTCGTAACTCCTTGCACCACAGGGAAACTAGGTGTTCCTGTTGAGTTAAACTCAGTTGCATACGGAACTTCAAACAAAGTAGCATCAGACCAAGTGGTTCTTGCTAAAGTCCCAGTAGTCCAAGTATTTTCAGCATAATTATATGTTACTATTCTATCAATTTTTGAAGCTCCTGATTTTACATAAAACCAATTGATTTCTGAATACAGAGTATTAAGACCTGCATAAACCAACTCTCCGCTTGAATAGTTAATTCCTAGATTGTCTCCTTTGCTTGTGAAAACAAAATCTTCAACTAAACATGGTAAGCTCTTAACTGTACCGTCAAAAACAAAAAAACCACCTGCTTGCCCCATCCAATAAACTTTACCATCAACATACCTTATAGAGTCTTTACCTATTGCTCCACAATTAGATCCAACTTGTCTTATAGAAAAAGTAAAAGGTGGTCCAACAAATTGAATTATGTATGCTGCTATGTCGGTTAGTATTAAAATATAATCCTTACCCTTCGCTGCTCCTACTATTTTTGTACCTGAATCTAATCTTAAAGTCCCTGCAGTGTTAATCGATGTAGGGGTATAATCTGAAATATTTTCTTGATCAGAAAATCTTATAAACATTTTATCTTGTGTAGCTGTATTTCCAATAGTGGTCTCTGTCCCTAATACTAACAAATGTCTGTCTCTTTCAGAAACAATAGTCATTACAGATGAAGTTGGAGCATTAGACACTAGTGTTGCTCGTGTTGTTAGAGCTGCAGGAGTTGATGCAATAGGGTTCCATTGAAACGTTTTACCATTTTTTATTGTAGCAATTAATATTTGCCCAAAATTATCTAATGACCAGCTCGCAGGATCTAAAATAACATTAGATGTTAAAGATTGATCACCCCAAGCGGTAAAAAATTCTACTGACGCACCAGATGAATGTGCAGATCTTGTGCCTGCTACATCTCTAGTTATGCCTGTTAAATCATTTGAAGATATCCCAGTGTAAGAAATAAATTCCGCACCTACTTTTATAACACCCGAAGTTGGAAAACCTGAAGTAGATGTAAGCGTAATGCTAGTTCCTGAACCACCGGTTCCAGCAGTATCGTCACTTAAAGATCCGTTAAGAGTTCCTAATACTCCAGAAGCTCCTCCATATGTTGATGTTCCCCATCCGTATCCAGCGGACTGAGTAAGTGGTCCAATTTTTTCATAAGGATTTATTGTTGCAGCTCCGCTCGCTGATACACTTGTGCCAGCGTTAGTAGCCATGGTAATTTCAAAAGTGTCAATGGTAGGAACTGATACTACTTCAAAAGTTGTATCTTCAAAATTTGCAGCTGTGTATCCAGCTCCAGTTGGAGGGGTGACTGAGGTAAATGTAAACAAGTCGCCAGCTTCTAGACCATGTACAGATTTATTGACAGTTACAGTAGGACTAGCATTTACTGTGGTAAAGGTAGCTCCAGTTATAGCAGTAGCTAGTGGAGTAATGTCATAAAAGGCTCCACCATAATATACGATTAAAGTTCTATTAGTACCAAGCACAGCGTAAACATTTCCATCTAAATCTGCATATATGTGTTGTTGCCTTACAGCTCCGACCAACGTGTCAGCTGTTAATTGCTCCCAACCACCTATTTTTTCAGGAAGTCCGTATCTAAATCTTACATTGTCACCATCTATCCATTGACCTTCTGCTCCCACATCAGTGACTTGTTTATTGAATCCTGGTCTTATCTGTACGTTTGTTAATGGCATTCAGAATTATAACATATTTATCTTACTTCATAAACATTTGCACTGACATTCTAGGCATAATATTACTTAATACAGGGTTTACTTTATGGTCTAAAGGGGCTTTAACTATAACTAATGAGTTACCTACAATAGGTAAGAAACCATATGCATCAGTATCAGCAAACATGAATTCGCCACCCCAGTGTATATTCCACTTAGTGTTGATATAATAAGTAGCTCCATATTTCCATTTATTATCACTATGCCAGTTTATACCTGAGCTCTTTTTCATATAATGTATAGATGTGTTAATTGAAGAAATATCTTCACATTTAAAAAAAGAATTATTTAGCAATTTCCATTTTAATTTTTCTATAGGTGGATATGCAGATACATCCACCCTTTGTGGAGCCACTAAATTATTATGTAAATTTTTATCCCAGACATCAATTGCAGATTGTAAATTTATATCTCTTCTTTCTTTTATAATTGAATTGTGAATAGTTTTATAATGATCTTTATCTAGAAAATCATGAATCCACCAAAGTTTATCTGGTATATTGTAAATTAATTTCATACTTCAAAATTATTCTCAAACGTGTTATATGATATCAAATGTTTACACAACCGTTTTTTCCTGTGATGATAAGCACAGATAAATATCAAGAAAACGAAAATCTTTGTAAAGATGCTGCGGATTATTGTATTGAAATATCAAAAAAAAGAAAAAATGATGTAACGACTGGTTGGATTTCTAGTTCCACATTTAACACTCTTGATATGGTGGATGTGTTAGATATGAAAAAATTTCATAATCTAAACAATTGGGTTAGAACAAAAGCAATAGCTCATGGAAAGATTATGGGTTATAAAAATTTGAAAGCTAAAAGTGGTTGGTTTAATGTATATTACAAATACGATTTTCAAGAATTTCACTCACATGCCATGCATCATGTCTCTTGTATTTATTTTTTAAAATCAGATCCAGATAAAGATGCAAGAGTTTTCTTTGCATCACCTATATATGATTTACCTACAAAACCACATTCAAATTCTAACAATCCAATTACTTGGGACAAAGTTATTTTTACACCTGCACAAGGCACATTAATTATATTTCCGTCATGGCTAAGACATTGTGTTGAAAGACAAGAAAGTGATGGCCCTAGAATTAGTGTCGCTTATAATTTTGATTTATGTTCTTAAAAAAATTTACTATCTATACTGAACATTGGGACAAAGATATCATAGAGGAATACTTTACAATTTTTCCAAAAAATCTTCCTACATATTATAAAACAATACCTACTAAATATTTTGACCCAGGAGTCAGTAAATTTTTAGAATCACATAGAACTATTAAGACATGCTCTGGGTTTATGAATTTATATAAAAGATCTATGTTAGTTTCTTCACCTTGTGATATTGAAATAGTTGTAGACAAAAATAGGAGGGCGATGTCGTTTGTAGGCAAATATGGTAACAAGCATAATTTTGTGCATCAACACTCCGTAGCTCAACATGCACAATACGTCCCTAGTAGTGCTAATCTTGATTTCACCTTAAAATTTACTTTTGGTTGGTATTTGGATTGTAAAAAAGAATCTGTTGTAATACACTCTCCGTCATGGCATTTTCCCAAATTTCAAGTAGTCCCTGGAATAATTGGAGGTCATGAAGAGCTTAATTTTTTTATGAATGTTTATAAAAACCAAGACCATATTATAATAAAACAAAATGACCCTTTGTTTTTAGTAACACCTTGTACAAATAGGTCGTTTAAATTTAAAATAGAAAATAGAAAAAAATCAGAATTTGAGAGGAGGAAAGGTGATCTCGTTTTTACGAACTTTAAAAAATTCGTTAAAGAATCCGTATTCAAAAGAGATTAAATTCTCATTGATGGATAAATACAAAATAGAAAATTCAACTGATGATTTTTGGTTGCCGCCTATACCTGTTATGAAACGAATACCAGAGTGGTACAAAAAAATGGTTTCATATAATCAAGATTTAATTAACCAACCTACGATAAAAAAATGTCCTCCTGTATTAGAAATATACAGACATGGATATTATATTTTAAACTCTGTGGATATTTCAATAAAACAAATGACTGGACCAAATGGGTTTGATAGTTTCATATATGATTACCCACCTAATTATTCTGGACCAACATTAATTAATGAACATGGTAGAGTACAAGTTCATAAAGTACCTTTAATAGATAAATGGAAATCAAACCATGCTAATAAATATAATAATCCTTGGCTTATAAAAACGCCACCTGGCTATTCAACATTATTTTTAAATCCTACAATTAATGATGTTTCTGATACGTATTATGCTTTTGAAGCTATAGTAGATACAGATAAATGGCACGAGATAAATTTTCCATTTATTGTTAATTGGAACAAAATCAACCTAGGTCAAGAATATGTTTTTAAAAGAGGTGATCCTATAGTTTTAGCAGTACCGTTCAAAAGAACTAATTTTAACTTAAATGTTTCATACAATGATAAAAAATTAAATAAGACTCACAAACAATTATCTGTGAATAAAGGTATGAACTTTAGTAATTTTTATAAAAAAATAAGTGATAAGATGAATTTTAAATGAAACCACGTTTGTTCGAAAATGTAATATGTCCAAAAGAGTTGTATTGGTTATATACAGAATTGTTAGCTACTCACGGTTGGACATTAAACGCTCATGCAAGACCAGCACCAGGCATAGATAGAATATTTCCCACGATCGGTAACTTACATATAGAGCCAGGTATGAAATGGTTTGATTATTTCCAGGGTTTAGTTTTTAGAATTAAACAGACAGCAGATAAACAAAAAGTCGGAATGAATTACAAGATTGCTAGAGTTTTTATAAACGCAACATTTAGTGATTCTATTACAAAATTACATACAGATAATGATGGAGAAAGACCTGTACATAGTTTGTTAGTTTTTTTAACACCTGCATGGCAGGACTCATGGTTAGGTTCTTTTTGGGTTGACGGTAATGAGTATAAATTTAAACCTGGTAATGTTGTTTACTTTAATTCAAATGAATTTCACACAGGAGATTCACCCATCAAAGGTTGTCCTTGGATTCGTTTAAGTGCTAATATTGTTTTGGAATAATTAAGCGTTTTCTTTCCAACGTTCGTGAAGCTCAGTCGTTACCCCATCAATCTCAATATTAAGTTCAGGTGTAAATCTGATGTTTTTTGGTTCAGAGCTTGCGTGATCTGTAGGAATGTCTCTAAGTTTTTTTCTAAAAGATATTAAGTTTTCTTTTTCTCCGTCATTGTAAGGATAGTCTTTCGGAATAATATATTGATCTAAATAATAAAGAAAAGAATTTCTTTCTCGTCTAACCCTATCCCAATTATCATAACCTTCTTTTTCATAGTATGGCAAAGCATTTAGTCTTTCTTCTTCTGCATGGTCTGCTTCTGCATGATCTATTATTGCCTGAAATTCATCAGGTATTGATGTGATAGGTTCATGTTGAGTTCCTCTATCCAAATACTCTATTTGTCCTGAATTAGTTTCAGTATCAAATCTAAAATAATTTATATCTTTGCTTGGTGCTGGAGTATAATCAGGAAATCGTTTATGCCTGTCATTGATCATCACCATCATATCTTGTGCACAAATTACGTATTTAGTCATATTAAGTTTTAATTATAAAAAAAGTTGCTACAAATGGTTGTTTAGGATCAATTGTTCCAGGACTAGCTGAGTGATTGTGTCCAGAACCACTTCCTTGATTTTGCCAAGAATAGTTTCCTTGATATCTCATACTATTACTGTTGTTACCAAAACCAATACCATCACTACCCCTTTTTGGCCCACCACTATGGTTGTGACTTGGTATGGTTGATAAAGATAAAGCTGTGTTTGCCATGGTTACAGAACAAGTTTGAGAATTAGCTCCTGCGTTAGTTCCTAGATTTCCAGTTTTACACTGAGGAACTTTGTCTTTTATATCTGGCACATTAAATGTAGATGAGCCATCCCCTGTTCCATAGGTAGTTCCAATAACTGCGAATAGATCAGCATAAGTAGATCTTGAAACAGCTGATCCGTCACAATCTAAATATCCTGTGGGCACAGAGCTAGATGGCCAAGGAATAATAGTTCCCGTATCTACAAGGACAATTCCTGTTAGATTCGCCCCGTCAAAATCGTATTTAGTTGCTTCATAAGTAGCCATCTTTAATCCTTATATTAAGCAGGCATAGGAATTATAACTGATTTACTTCCATCAGCCGCTTCTAATATTACATCACCCTCATATGTGGTAATGTTTTTTGGTTCTTCTGCAGAATAATCTGCAGGTAAGTTTCTTAAATTAATTCTGTAAGTTAAATACTCTGCCTTTTTTTCATCTGTTAAAGGAGAGTCTTCAACTTGTGTATAGTCACTATCTCTCAAAAGTTGATCTCTGTCGGCTCTTACTCTTTCCCAAGTATTTAAAGCAGCAAGCTCATTGTCAACAATAAGTTGTTTTTCGGCTGCATGGGCATCGATAAAAATTTGGACATCACTCAAAGCACATGGTGAGTGCGGAGTGCCATCTGTGTATTCTATTTCACTCATATCAGCTTTTTCACTATCGTATTGATAAGCATGAACATTTGCAGGTACTGAATTCCAACAAGACTGACTGGTCATATTAGTGTAACCTGCCCCGTCTATTACTACTGTTTTATCTGCTACTATTACTGATACTTTCATTTTATCTCCTAAGTTTTGATAACATAGTTTATATCAATTGTCGGCTGTAGTAAAGACACACTAGCTGAATCCGCAGAATGATTATGTGCACTACCACCACCTGAATTATTAGCACTTTGCGTGGATGTAGTAGGGCATTGGTTTCCGTTTGATCCTGTGTTTCTGTTACTTCCGCTGTCCGTGCCGTGAGCGTGACTAGCCATGGTGTTTGTGTCAATGGTTGTGTTACCTGCCGATACGCTTGAAATATTTGCAGTGTTAGCCCCGCCTGTGCTTGCTAAAGATATAGAATCTGATTTTCCAACAGGAATTTTATCTGTTAAACTTGGAACGTTAAAAGTTGAAGATCCATCACCAGTTCCGTACGTAGTGCCAATAACTGCGAACAAAGCTGAATATGTGCTTCTTGATACAGCAGCTCCGTCACAATTTAGATAGCCTGTTGGGGCACTAGCTGTAGGCCACGGTATAATACTTCCTGTATCCACACCTACTAAACCCGTAATATTCGCTCCGGTGTAATCGTATCTTGTTGCTTCGTATGTTGCCATTTCTATCCTATGTTTTAATTATATAATTTAATGCCAAGTAAGGTTGCAAAGTGCTGACTGCGTCTCCAGCATTTAAAGTATGTGAGTGTGCTCCTCCGCCTCCAGTATTGTTTGAGTTTAAATTTGGTCCTTGTCTAGTCGATCTGTTACCATTACTTACACCAAGGTTGTAGTCTGCGTTATCTCCTATACCACTCAAAGTATGATTGTGGCTTCCTAATTCTGCAGTGTTAAGAGTGTGGTTAGCTAAATTTCCTGAATTGGCAGTTGCCGTGTTAGCTCCTCCAGTGGTACCTGCATTCTCATTGTTACTGACAGACTTAACTGTTTTACCCTCAGTGTCAGGAACATTAAAAGTTGAAGATCCATCTCCCGATCCATAAGTTGTACCTATGACTGCGAATAATGCAGAGTATGTGGATCTTGATACTGCGGATCCATCACATGCAAGATAACCTGTAGGGGCTGAAGCAGTAGTCCATGGTATGATAGTGCCAGTAGATAGACCTTGAATGCCGGTGATAGCAGCACCATCGAAGTCGTATTTTGTAGCTTCGTATGTTGCCATTTATTATTTCTCCGTATAAGTCCAACCAATATTTGAACCAGAATAAACAAGTCCAAAAGATGCACCCTCTGTGTTAACCACTAAATCAGCTGATGTATTTACAATTTTAGAACTGTTTCTTCCGACAGTTAATGCATTTGAATCAAAAGTAAATCTTGAATCTGCAAAATGCACTTCATCTCCAACTGCTGGGGAGGCAGGTAGTGTGATTGTTACAGCACCGCTATTTGTGTCTACAAAAAGTTTTGCTCCTGCTTGAATTGTTTCAGCAGCGGTTACTGTTCTCCATTTTCTATATTCATTTGCTTTTTCTACGTTAGTTCCGTCAGCATACAAAACATAACAATTTCCCTCACAAAGTAAAATTCCTGTACCACTAACTGTTTTGAAAGTTAATGTGTAACCCGCATGGTCTGTCCCATCAACAACATTATAAACTTTTTCAATACTGTTTGGCACAGTTACTGTTCTGTTAGCAGCTAATGTTCCAGTTAATTTTAAAGTAGCGTTTCTTGCGTTTGATATAGTTCCGTCAGTCATGGCTAATGCCACATCAGATGACGCAACATCTATTGCTTGATATCCCGCAATAGCCTGTTGAACTAAATTTAAATTTGTATTTGTTTTTGTTCCCCAAGTACCGGCATTTTCACCAGTAGCCATCAATTCTATTTTTAGATCACTCGAATATGTTGATGCCATAAAAATTCTCCTAAGTTATTTTAATTATACATTTATTAAGCAGCCAAATCAACTGTAGTCCAAGTATTATTGACACCAAGATCAACTTCTTGCCATGGTGTAATATTAGGGCTGCCTACTGAACTTGTCAAGGACAGGCCTGTAGGAACTACAGTAACATCAACTATATTGGTTTCTTCGCCCATAGCTGACGTCAAAGCAAGACCAGTTATACCTACTAATTCGTCAGGTAATGTTAAAATCGACCCTATACCAGACGTTAAAGATAATCCTGAAGCAGCTTCTGTTGTTGTTTGAATTAAGTTTGGTGAACCAAGACTAGATGTCAACGATGTGCCAGTAACCGGAACGTCTTGACGTGTGCCAGCAATTACATCTCCCTGTGAGCCAGATAAAGCAAGACCAGTAGCTGATTCATTTGTCGTTTGAACTAGATTTATAGAACCTAGAGCAGATGTCATTGTGTGCTCAGAAACAGTTATTGATAAGTCAGCATTTGCAGTAACTGAATAAACTCCAAAAGACATTGATAGTGCTAGTCCTGAAACTGAAAAAGTAACATTACCCTCTATATCTTCATCGCCTAAAGAAGAAGTAAGAACAAGACCTGCAGTGTTAATTGCTGAGTAATTTACACCCCAACCTAAGTTTCCATAAGTATCTCTACCCCAACCCTCACCAATTAAGAATGTTGGATCAATAGTCGTTTGTCCTGCAGACATGGAAGATGCAATACCAGTTATTGGAACTCCTATACCAATAACTTCATTACCAATAGAAGAAGATAATAAACCAGCTGTTGTAACTGCTTGATCAACTGAGGTTCCTGAAATATCTTCACCTTGTGATAAGGTTGCAACAGATCCAGATACACTAACATCTGCATTTCCTTGTGTGGTTACAGATCCCGCTGCAGTCGAGGAACTTGATCCAGTTACAGGAACGGTAGGTGCATTTAGTTCACCCCATTGGTTTTCACCCCAACTATCTCCACCCCATCCAACTTCTATTACTCCACTAGCAGTGACGGTTCCGATAGCTGTGGTTAAAGATTGTCCAACGGCTAATGCATCTGGTGCAGCGTCTGCTACCCCTATTGAAGATGCTAAAGCCTGCCCACTAGCTATGATTGTTTGATTAATTGAAACTATTGTGCTTCCAGCGGCTGTAGATAAACTTTGCCCAGTTACAGATGTACTAAAAGCAATAGAAGCTACACCCTGGCCAACACTTGATGTAAGAGCTTGTCCAGAAACTAAAATTCCAATCTGACCCCACTCACTAAAGCCCCAGGTATTTGCTCCCCATCCATTGTTTAATAGATCAACAGATGCAGATGAGATTGATAAATTTAATGATTGACCTGTTACAGTCTCAAAAGTATTTAACTCAATTGTTTGACTGCCAAGACTTGAGGTTGAACTTACACCAGAAACGGTTTGTGTAAAATCGTTCTGTGCTCCGTAATTACCAGCTGACCATGTAAGTGAACCCCAAGTGTTTGACATAAAAACATTCTACTCCTTAAGCTATTCTTAATATAGCAGCAGAAGTTGTGAATGCAGGGAACTGAATTGTAAAAGTTCCAGAAGTTGCAGTTTTGTCTCCGCCAAAATCTAATACAGCTACCGCATCAGTGGTGCTTGATCCACCAGCAGTAGTCGTGTTGTAAATTAAAGCTCCTCTCGCTGTTAAAGTAACTCCGACAAATGAAAGATCAGCAAAGTCTGTTATTGCTGTATTTGTTGCTAAGGATGTTCCAACGTTTACAAGTGCTTTTCCTCCAGCAGTGTAACCTGATGGTGATGTTACTTCGTTTGATGTCGCATATCCTGTAGTTGATTTTCCTAAACTCGCAGAATTAGTAAACATTGCAAGTTTATATGTGCTTCCATTTGGAGCTGCTTGAAATTTATGTGCTCCTTCTAACAATTCTTTTTTAAATGAATTGCATATTGCGTTTGTTGTTATTGCCATTTTTTCTCCTTTAATTTGTTGTGTTTGGAGAAGGAGATGGTATTTTTATTCTCATAACACCATCATCATACTCCGCACGTCTTCTTCTGCCCATTTGTTGTAGAGCAAAATTTTGTAATTCTTCATTATACTTACCTTTATATAGATTGTATAGGTTATCGGGTCCTTTTAAAAAACTATATGCCTCAGTTAATACTCCATGCAATAACATAGATTCTTGATATGTGGATATAAAGGTATTGTTTGTTGAAGTAAATTCTGGTGGATCTTTAATATAATTGATTTGAACTGTGCTTGCATTTGCAGGCGTAGGTGCAACTAAAATATTGAAATCATCGTAATTTGCAAAATATTTAGGAGTTCCTTGAGATCCTGTGCTGTTAAATTCAGATATAAAACTAATATCTCTTTTTTCTAAAAAAGTCCTTGTGCCACTCGATCCCACATGCTCTACCGATCTAAGCACCAATGAGTCAGCAGGAATGGATACAGCTCTATTGCCTGCAGTAAATGTTGAGGTAGCATACTTTCTTAAATCATCATAATCTACTTTTCCTGCTATATCTAATTCAACAGATCTGATGAAATTTTGTATAATAGAATCTGACAATACAGAACTACCAACCTCAGTATAATCTCTGACTTGTGTTAAAAAATTAGCGTGTGTAATTGCCATTATGCTATGCTCACTGTTACATTACCGACTCTAATATCAGCCTGTCTTCTTATGTTTTGTATTGATGGATCTTCAGGTATCATTGAATTCAT